CCAGCTATATGAACAACGTCAGAGTCATCGGCTTTTAAATTAAGGGCTGTTTGCGTAGCTGTTGATATTGGCTTGGATGTGTCAGAGGTGTTATCAACATTGCCGAGTCCTATATCTGATTTATCTAGCACTACTGCGCCAGTTTCACCGTTGACAGACGTTACTGGTGCAGATGGTATGTCAATCCACTCAGTGTCGTAATTGGCGTTTGAGTCTTTGGCTAAAACTTGTCCAGTCGTTCCACCGACAGGTACACCCTGACCAGGTGCTCCAGGTGTACCTGGATCACCTTGATCGCCTTTTTCTCCTCGTCTTCCAACCTGAACAAGCTTGATATTCTTCTGAATTTTACGAAGGTTTATGCTCCCATCATCTTTATTCAACGTTATCTTATACATTAAATAACCTCCGACAGGCTTTCACATATCTCGAGTGTTGGCAAATCACAGTCACCATCACAATCATCCATACTTGGATATATGTCTGGTGCGCCTGATGAAAAGTTCTCATTCACCTGATATTCATACACACCCACTACATCTGTATCAGTCTCGTCGAATTCAAAAGCTGCAACCCCACTACTATTGTAGGCAACGGTGTCTTGAATAACTGTTTCACCAAACACAGCTATAAACGTCGCACTAATAGCAGTGCTATCGGCACGAGTTACAGTGAAACTTAGCCTGCCGCCTTTTCTAACTTTCATATCTTTCATGGATTTTTCTCCTTATGGGGATTTAATATGTGGTCAGTCATAAATACGATATGATACACCTCAAGCTTTTTACACTTGCTGTTAGAACACTTTAATGTCACAGTTGTGCTTTTGTTAGTCGATCCAAGGAACCGATCGCAATGCTTGCATTTTATATCATATGTCATTGTGATGACCTCCTATATATAAGAACACCCTTTCCATTTGGATGAGGATCCCAACCATCATTACTGACGAAATCATTTACCAAAATACCGCCATCTACCCCAATTATGCTAGCTCCCTCTCCTATAATTGGATTATCCAAAGCAAACCACTCACCTTCTAACGCTTTACACCACTGACACTCAGCACCCGAAGGATGAGTAAGGCTTTTTTCATATTGCTCACCAGTCTCAGCAGTGATTTGTTTCATAGACTCAATGCTGCCCATACCTTGAGAACGATTCAATTCTGTTCTAGCTAACCTGTCAATTCTATACTGATCAGTGTTCATGATGTTTCTTAAAGCATTCTCTGTCTCGGTTCGTGTCCATCCAAACTCATTCGACTGCGCCAGAACGCCCCTGATAGAATCAGCAGTATCCGCGCCATACGTCGTAGCTACTCGCTTCAAATATGCCCTGTAATTATCTCGAGCAGTGTCTGATAAATTAAATCCCTGTAATGATGAAGTGTCAATACCAGCTGCGGCAACTAAAGCAATTCCCTCTTCGTACTGCAAATCACCACTAGCTACTAATATTCCAACAATTATCTTTAGCATATCGTCAACAAATATTTCTCGCTCGCTCTCTGTTGGTTCTGGCTGCACCTCGTTTAATGGCGTATCGCTATATTCACTAACCGCTCTATCAACCTGAGATTGCATGTAGCTTCGTGCAACAACCTCTAACTTTTGTTGATCAGTTACTTCCGCTTTTGGGTTTATGGCATTCGCTGCCTCGTTGACTGGTTTTTTATCAGCGACCCTATTCAATGGACTGACACCATCAATTTCAGTAGGATCAGGTGAATCATCGACCTCATCTCCGTCATCTACATCAGGTTTGTCGTTGTCAATAACAGCGACAGTGTTATTAATCTTTAGAAGCTTATACCTATCTGGAAGATCGAATGCTTCAACAATAGATTCAAGACTGTATCCAGCCTCAACCATTTTCAATATTACTTGCGATTCAATATTCTTGGTTTCTGATCGAACCTTATCTTGGTCTGATATGGCAGGAATTTCATATTTATAGGTGATTGCTACACCTAGGCCACCAGTAATTCGATTCAATTCATGCGTAATCTGTGTGTAATTTCTCAGTGCCAGAGGATCAACCGCACGTTTTGCAAATCCGTTTTCTGATACTTCAGCATTGCTGTATTTAGCGTTACTATCAATACCTTTAACAATAGATGACACACCATATGATTCAGACAATCTGTTATCAACATGCTTTAAAAGCGGCTCAAAATCAATATCTTTATTAGATTGCGCAAACGGAACCCACTCAACCTTTGAATCAGCAGGCTTACCATCCTGTCCAACTGGTCGCGGAACATAAGAAACATTGTTGTTGTTTCCAGCTCCACGATGCTTTTCTTGCATCGTTTTCTTGGTGTCTTCAAAGTCCTGATTAGTTGCCGCAGTAATAACAAACATGCCAGCTGGAATAGCGCCGTTCTCAAAGAATCCTTTTTGATAATCTGCTATATAGCTATCAAGTGTTGCCCATCTTTTAGAAGCGATGGTAGGCGAGTAACCAGCGTAAAGATCATTTGGTGTGACTCCACCAGGCAAAGCCATGACCTCATCCTCAGTGAACGTCTGAGAACCGATCGAATAATGAATTTTCTTATCAACGATAGAGATTGCAGGGTTTTCAAGGAATGTGTATCCAGCGATATTCATGCCTTTTACACCGAAGTCACCTCCCGGTTTTGCTACTCCACCTTCTCGCCGCCAGACAAGAATATAAGTCATAGGGAGCGCGAGCGTCGATACAGCCACTTTCTCGGCAAACATAACGGAACTGTCTTTTTTGTTTGGGTGGTACAAAGCATTTAAGGATGGGTGATCGACCGGCTTGCCATTATTATCAATCGCAAACGGTCGAATCTTCATGTATTCATTCGATATAGCCCTGATGTTCGGGTATGCGCTAGCATAATCATCTGATTTGAAGTGATTATAAAGTCCGTATGGGTTAACTTGTGCAAATGATGGTGCGCCAATTAGATTGGTACTCATCTTTACCCCATTTACAGCTGTACCGAGTATTTTCATTTATTAATTCCCCTAATATAAAGAATACCTATAATAGATTGTAGACAAAAAGACATCATCCATCCCCACTTTGCAGAGGTGATTACACCAAAAACAAACGGCACTGCTATAATGATAGTAAATAACGTGTAATATTCTACAGCGTTTTCTTTGATATTGTTTACGATTTTTAGTACTAAATTCAAAGCAATATTCCCTTATCTATATAAATTATAACAGTTAAACTTAATTTATTTGTATGTCAAGACACTTTCCATGCTTGATAATCAATATCTCTTGTGTTTGCGACACGTTCGTATATGCCAGCCAACACATCAGGTGCGTCATCATGCTCGTTTTTACCCTTGCGTTGATATGCTGAAAGCTGTTTATAGAACTCTCGGTATTTGCTTTTCCAGTTAAACGGCATATAGACATGACGCTGAACCCATGCACTAGATGATAGTATGCGAGCCTCTTTGTTTGAACCTTGGTGTTTATCGGTTATCACACATTTTAAATTATCCATTTCTTTCAAAAGACGCTCTATATTTCTAGCGAAACCTCTACCGCCGTTGTTAGACTCTATCTCGGCTTCGTTCGTGTTTGTTCTGTCAAGCATGTCAGCCACCATCGGTTCTGTTATTTCCATAGCATCGTCACTCATAACGACATCAATGATATAAACATCCCCTTCGACCTCGACAAAAGAAACTGAACACAACCAGTCGGTACCCTTATCAGCAGTATCGGTATAGTTCCAAACCTTCGCCTGTTTCGCGGCTTCTGGCAATGTCTCATATACCATGAACTCATCATACAACCTTCCGTGAACGTCAATCGGCTTTTGATTATAATTTGCCTGAACAATCTCGTCAGACATTTCCTGAGTCTTGATCTCATAATCTCTTTTACTTAGTATCTCTTCACAAAGCATCGACCCATCGTCTTGAACAGCCTTAAATTGAATAACCTCAACCAAATCACCGTACCTATCAATTATCTCGCCTGCCAAATCTCCCTTTGCCCATCGAGTCATAATAGCTATAACTTTCCAGTCATCGCCCTCTGTTCGGCTCATCATGGTATCGGTGAACCAATTGATGTGATCGGATAGAATCATCTGATTGAATGCTTCTTTGGCATTCTTTATAATATCGTCAATAAGAATTATATTTGCGCCAAAACCTGTCGATGTACCTGTTGGTGATGTAGCCAAATAGTTATCCTGATTGCTGCCCTCAAGCCCCCAAAGCTGTTTGCTTGATTTACCCACTTGTATTCTGGTATCTGGAAATATGTCGCTGTATACCTCAACATCACCTTTAGAACGACGTTGATCAATAACGTCACGAACCTTACCGGCGAACGTGGTTGACAAAGTCTCGTTGTATGACCCAGTCATTACTTTCAGATAAATATTTAAACCGAATAGCCACTCCACAAGGTTGGTAGCAGTAAGCGACTTTAAATGTCGGGGAGGCAGGTTTATAACTAAAAACCGTTTTTCATTCTGCTCTATAAACGTTTGAATACGATCGCAGAGTTCCTTCAAGAAAGGGCGGTCATCTTTATACAGACTAGGATATCTTCTTTTGCAATATTCCCAAAAATATCGCCTTGCCAGTTCCCTGCCAGCTTCAACTCGAACCCACTCTGGTACTTTTGTCATTTTCCAGACTGTGATTCAGCTAAGGCGATAAGCTGTTCTTTACTCAACTCTTTCATTGGACTAAGAGAACCATCTGGGTTAGAAATGTTATTGTCAACCGTTCGGTGATATCCATGCCTACCAAGAATCA